ATTTGGTAGTGAGGTGTTCACCCTCTCCGACATGAGGAAGCGCCTGAACCCTGACGGCACGACGGCGTTCATCGTCGAAGCGCTGGAACAGTCGAACCCGATCCTGAAGGACATCCCGTGGATCGAGGGCAATCTCAAAACCGGTAATGTGACGACGGTCCGGACTATGCTCCCGACGCCGTCCATCCGTATGATCAACCGCGGCGTCAAGCGCGGCAAGTCCCGCACGAAGCAGGTCCAGGATACCTGCATGATCCTCGAAGACCGCAGCGTCGTCGACATCGAGCTGCTTGCGTTGCAGAAAGACAAGGAGCGTTTCCGTGCTTCGGAGGACGCGGCTTTTGTCCAGGGTTTCAGCAACTATGTGGCGGAGCAGGCATTCTATGGCGATTCCAGCGCGGAGCCGGGGACCTTCAACGGAATCAGCATCCGCTATAACACCTACGGCGGCGAGAAGGGCGAGGCCGGGTATCAGGTATTGTCCGCCGGTACGCCGGGCAGCAACACCAACACGACCGCGTTCTTCATCGGTTGGGGACAGAAGAATACCGTGGGCATCTATCCGGAGGGCACGCTTGCGGGTCTCAAAATGCGCGACCTCGGAGAGCAGACCGTCCTGGATTCCGACAATCTCGAATACCAGGGCTTGGCGACGCTCTTCACGTGGAAGTGCGGGTTGGCGGTCCAGAATATCCGCTCGAACGCTCTCCTGCGTAACATCAACGTCGCCGGTCTTAACGGCCTGAACTCTGCGCAGAAACTCGCGCTCATGGACAAGCTGACCGTCACGAAGAATCGGATCCAGAACTTGCAGAACGGCGACAAGAAAGTCGTGCTCTATGTTTCGGACAGCCTCTATGATTTCTTCGAGTGCTATTTGAACGACAAGACGAACGTATTCGTTACGCAGCAGACCTTGATGGGTGCAATGCCGCAGCTCTACTTCAAGGGCATCTTGGTTCAGAAATGCGACGCGATCAGCGAGACCGAGACGGCGTGCCCGGCTTCGGCTTAAGGAAGGAGGACAATCATTATGATTTTCGACGGTGAAAACCTGTTTTTCAAGAAGAAAGCGCTCTCTAACGAGACCATCACGAGCGACGTGCTCGACGTGGGCAAGGGCGAGGCCAGCGATCCGCTGCACATCGTGGCGGACATCACCAAGGACGCTGGTGCCGGTTCGGTGACGTTGTTCCTGGATACCAGCGAGACGAAGACGTTCACCACGTCCTTCACGCTCATGGAAATGCCCGGCAAGACCTACACCTCTTCGTTCACGCTTGCCGACGACAAACACCCGACCTTCTCGGCGAAAGTTCCTCGCGGCAACCAGGGCTTCCTGCGTCTGCGCGCGCAGAGCACTTTCTCGGACGGCAAGATCACGGCGGGCCTTGTCAACGACGACGATATTCCCTGGGATAAATAAGATTCCACAGAGGCGGGGCTTCCCGCCTCTTTTTCATGCGCCCGGCCCCTGTTCGGACGCATGAAAAAAGGAGGGAGGCTATGTTATGACATCGACAGATATTTGCAATCTTGCCCTGGCTTATCTGGCTAAAGGGCGCATCACGTCACTGACGCAGAACACGGAGGAAGCGAAGCAGTGCGCGATGCACTATGACCACTGCCGGAAGATGCTCCTACGGGCATATCGTTGGGGCTTCGCGCGCCGGACGGAGAAACTCGCGCTCACTGCGTCAACGGTTCCCGGCTGGGAATTCGTCTATGGGTATCCGTCGACCTGCCTGATCATGCGTTTCGTGTTCACGGAGGACGATGCAGCGCGAAAGGAATGGAACCGTGACGAATACGACGTCGCGACGGTGGGCGGCGTCAAGGTTCTATGCACGAACGTCGAGGGCGCGTGGTGTGAGTACACGGAGGACGTCGTCGAGGTTGCGAAAATGCCGGAGGAATTCATCGAGGCGCTGGCTCGTTATCTTGCCGCGTCGATGGCGATGGTCATCACCGGCAACGCGGAAATGATGAACACGAATTATCAGCTCATGCAGGCAGCCTTGCAGCAAGCACAGGTCGAAGCGGCGCTTGAACGTGAACAAACGCCACAGTGGCCGAAGAAGTATGCGGAAATGAGGTTCGGTTGATATGGGGCCTAACGCGTTTTATGCAATCCAGCCTGCCTTCACAGGCGGAGAACTTTCGCCGGACGTGGCGAGCCGCGTCGATCTTGACAAGTATCAGCTCGCGCTTTTGCAGGCGGAGAATGCGATCATCCGGCCATACGGCGCGGTGACGAAGCGCCCCGGTCTCGTCTATTGCGGGGAGGTGAAATCATCGGCCTCGAAAGTTCTCTTGTATTCGTTCCGGTTCAATGTCAATTTGAGTTATCTCCTCGAATTTGGCGTGGGCTATGTCCGGATATGGCGCGAGGGTGTGTACCTCAATGTGGAGCTGGCGACGCCGTACACGGCAGCGGACCTTCCGAACCTTCGGTTCGTGCAATCGGTGGACGTGCTCTATATCGCAAGCGGGCGGCACCCGGTCAAGAAGATCCTGCGGTACAGTGAGAGCAGCTGGCAGATCCAAAACATGAATTGGATCCAGCCGCCGATGGGCGACCTGAATCCGACGGACTCCTTGAAGGTCACGCCGTCAGCAACAACGGGGACTATCACGCTGACCGCCTCGGCGTCGCTTTTCGAGGCGACCGACGTCGGCTCCTGGATGGAACTTTCGCAGCGCGTCAGCGGCTCGTCGGTCTCCATCACGAGCGGGACGTCCTCGGCGATCGGCGTGGGCGACACGTGGAAAGTGATCACGCACGGAACATGGAAGGGCACGGTCATCGTCGAGAGCTCCACGGACAACGGCGCGACGTGGCTGGAAGAGCGGCGCTATACCGGCAACGAGGACTACAACCCGACAGAGAGCGGCAACGTGGACGAATACACTTTGATGCGCGTCAAGGTATCGACCACAAGCGGAACCTGCACCTGCGATTTTTCCGCGCATTCCTATACGCATACCGGCTATGTGGCGATCACTGCCGTCAGCAGCGGGACGTCCGCCACGGCCATAGTCAAGAAACGGCTGGGCGCGACGACGGCGACGGCGGACTGGAAATTCTCGGCATGGGACAGCGTGGACGGCTATCCTTCCTGCGCGGCGTTCTTCCAGGATCGCCTATGCTTCGCCGGGAGCGACGCCTACCCGCAGCGGGTATGGATGTCGAAGACCGGGGACTATGAGAACTTCGGCGTGGAAAAAGAGGCGGGCACTGTCACTGACGACAGCGCGGTAACGGCTGACCTGCTCTCGCTGCAATCCTACCGGATCACGCACATGGTGGCGGGCAATGACCTGATACTTCTAACCGAGGGAAATGAGTGGACCATCGACGGCTCGGAGACTGTCACGCCTACGAGCATATCTCCGAGGAGCCAGCAGTCATACGGCGCGAATGACGTGATCCCGATCCGGTCCGGCAACCGTATCGTTTACGTCCAGCGGCGCGGATCTATCGTGCGGGATATGGGGTACAGCTACGACACGGACAGCTATGCGGGCATGGACTTGTCGCTTTTGGTGCGGCATTTGATCCGGGGATATGAGCTGAAGGACAGCACCTATGCGCAGGAACCGGACAGCCTTGTTTATTTCGTGCGGGGCGACGGTATGCTCTTGGCGCTGACCTATCTCTACGAACAGAAAGTCTACGGCTGGTCGCATATCGTGACGGACGGGGAAATTGAATCCGTGTGCGCAGTCAGCGAGGGGAACCGGGACGTCGTCTATGTCGTCGTGAAGCGCACGGTGAACGGCAGCACGAAAAGATATATCGAGAGATTCGCTTATACTCCGGAAACGGGAACGCAGCAGGATTATATAATGCTCGATTCGGCGAAAAGGTATTCCCTCGTTTCTGCGACGGATACAATCACAGGGCTTTCCCATTTGGAAGGGAAGAAGGTCCTCGCGATGGGCGACGGGTATCTGTTCGATCCGCTGACGGTGGAAGATGGAACGATAACTCTTCCGCAAGCGTCAAAGAATGTGGTCGTCGGGCTTCCGTACACGATGAAATTGGAACAGCCGAACTTCGAGACGCAGACGAACTCCGGCACGATGCAGGGCAGGGAAAAGGCCGTGACCTCCGCCATCTTCCGGCTGACGAACAGCTTCGGCGGGGAGGCGGGCCCGGACGAAAGCACGCTGAACGAAATGATCTATGACGTCGGACGGTTGGAGCTGGGCGAGAACGTCCTCTACTCCGGCGATCTCAATGTCACGATGGCAGCGGGCGGTTTCAATAAAAACGGTCGGGTGTTCATCCGGCACGACAAGCCGTACCCGTTCACGGTATCGGCAATCATAAGGGCGGTGACGTTTGGTGGCACGGGCGGACTACGAAATTAAACCTATCGCGACTACGGTCTCCGAAATGAAAGCGGAGGATTGGGACTGGCTGGACGCTTTCGAGAAGAGGCTCCGGCCGTCGGACAGGCGCGAGCTGGAAGCAGCGCATCAAGGAAGTTCGTATATGGCGATCGTGGACAGCGTCTTCAACTCCGAGGAAGCCTACCGCGTCATCGGCTCGAATGACGAGCCGCTGGTCCTGTACGGGAAACGCGCGGAGGAGAATCTTCCGGGGCGGCTGATCTGGTGCATGGCCACCGATGACATAGCGCCCTATGAGACGGAGTTTGCGCGGGTGTCGCGCTGGATCGTGCGGACCTGGGCGGAGAAGCACGGGATCCTTTGGAACGCCGTCGGGGATTTCAACGAACCGGCGAAGCGCTGGCTCAAATGGTGCGGGGCGGAATTCGGGAAGCCGCTGACGATCGGCGGGGAGAAATTTATCCGGTTTTATATCCGAGGAGGGAAAGAATCATGTGCAGTGTAATCGCGGGCATCGGGGCGGCGCTATCCATTTTCTCCGGTTATTCGCAGTATCAATCGCAGAAAGCGCAGATCCAGGCACAGGCCGACAGCCAGGCGTCCATGTACAGGGCGCAGGCACAGGCGGACGAGTACAATGCCAAGCTCCGGGAACAGGAAGCGAAAGTCGAGGCGAAGAAGCAGGAACAGATTGCGGACCAGTACGGCGAGGAGGCGAAGCGTCTTCGCGCCCGCCAGCGCCTTGCCGAAGGAAAACTCCGGGCGCAGACAGGGGCCGCCGGTCTCGATATGTCCGGCTCTGCTATGGATATATTGTCGAGCGGGCAGGAGGCGTACTGGCAAGATCAAATGACGCTCCTCGGCAACCAGCGGAATGACAATTACAATTCCCGCGTGCAGCAGTCGAATTATCTGCGGGAGGCGGAGAACAACCGGACGAGCGCGGCGAACAACCGCACGGCAGCTTCCAATGTTCTCGCGGATGCGGATCGGCAGATCAGCGCGCTGCGGACGAGCACGATCCTCGGCACGGCTGCGAGCATCGTCCCAATGTTTGGCGGCGGCGGTTCCAGCGGTTCGTCTGCAAGCACATCATCCGGCGGCAAGACAAACTTCGGCACGCTTTCAGCAAATGCGGGGCATGGTTATTCATGGAACTATAACACGGCCACAGGTGCATCCGGTATCACTGGTGGATGGAAACTTGGGCAAAGCAATTATAAGAATTACTTTACCTTTGGATGAGGTGAAAGAACATGAAATTCTCCACATACGAACCGGCGGTCAATCCAAACACGCTGCATAACATTGACAACGTACAGCAGCGCGTGAGCCGTGACTTGCACGTTTATGGCCCGCAGGGCGGCGGCGAGCAATGGCAGGCTCTCGGCCAGATGGCGAAGATCGGGCTGGAAATGCAGCAGAAGGCCATAGACGGGAAAGTTATGGAGGCCAATTCGGAATATAACAAACTTATGTCCGAGGGTATGACGCAGCTCTTCCAGAAAAAAGAAGGCGAAGCGCTGAACATTACCGAGGACTACGACAAGCTGCAAAAGAACGTGCTCGGCGAGGTAAAGAAGAAATACAGCGGATATATCGGCTGGGGAACCGGCGCGGAAGCCTTTAATGCGTACACCATGCGCGATGACGCCACGAGGCGCGATCACGTAGCCAAATATCAACTGGCACAAACCGAAGCCTATCACGAGACGCAATTCAATAATCAGCTTGCGGAATGCAGAAATGCTGCGATTGATGGCGGAAGCAGTATTGATTCCATCAATGGCGCGTTAAATCGTGCGAACGCTCTCATAGATAGCCGCTACATACAATGGGGCGACGAGAAAACTAAAGAACAAAAACGCCTCGTTGACGGACAGATTGTCAATGACGCGATTCAAATGACTATGAGTATGGGCGACTATAATCAAGCGGAGCAGCTTTTGAAGCAGTACAAGCAATACCTTCAGCCTAAAGATTATTTAGCCATAAAGGAACGCGTACACAAACAGCAGGAAGTTAAATCGAATTTCAAGACCGTCGATGATATTGTTGCTCGTTGCCGTGATGCAAACGGAAGCATTGACCTGGGCAA